TGCCGTACATAGCGTGTGGCTGGGGTCGCGCTGGGTGTTGGAGTGGATGGATCGGGCAGAGTGCTATGCGCAGGCGTGCGAGAGGTTGCCGGTGGAACTGAACCGAAGGGGGGTTGTGTACTGATGCGTGACGCAACCCCAAAGCATTGCAAGGGCTGTCTGTCGCTCTGGCTCAAGGGCACGCGCGGCGCGTGGTGCTGCAAGTACGGCAAGAAAGCGGACCACGCCGTTGGGCATTGCGTGCTGAATAACGGCAAACGGACGGTGCTTGACAAGGCGTAGCAAATGCTACATGCTCTGAGCCGTTGGGGCCTCGTTCGCCCCGAATTTCCCGAAGCCCTCCGCGTGAGGGCTTTTTGCATTCTGGAGCCCGATGAATCTGCCCGACGTTATCAACGCTGCCAAAGCCGCACAGGACATCAGTGCGCGCATCGAGCAGCTTGAGGCGTCTGAGACGGTGACGAAGCGAACGCTTACGGGCATCCGCCGAGAGCTTGAAGAAAAGCAGTTGATGCTAGACGCGGCAATCCTGTCGCTTAAGGCGGCGATCGAAAAATGAAGACCAAAACCAGTTTCACGGCCGGCAAGTCCGGCAACCCTGAGGGGCTGAAGAAAACCACGTTTGTCCGTGATTGCTTCCTGCGGCTGAATGCTCAGTCTGACGGCAACATGGTCCGCCAGGTGTGCGAAAAGGTCGTGGAGCTTGCCAAAGAAGGCGAGCCTTGGGCGGTTCAGGAACTCTTCAACAGATTGGACGGCAAGCCGCCGCAGGCGATCACGGGCGACGGTGACGCCTCACTCGTCGTGCAGGTGATCAAGTTTGCCAACGATTCGGCTTCCAGCTAGCGGCTGGGTGCCGCGCCCGTATCAGCGGCCGCTGTGGGATTACCTGGAGCGCGGCGGACGGACGGCGGTAGCGGTTTGGCACCGAAGAGCTGGAAAAGATGAGGTAGCACTGCACCGGACGGCCATCGCAGCCCACGAGCGGCCCGGCAACTACTGGCACATGCTCCCTAGCTACGAACAGTCGCGCAAGGCCATCTGGGACGCTGTGAACCCGCACACGGGCATGCGTCGAATCGACGAGGCGTTTCCGCCTGAGCTGCGGAAGGCGACCGACAACACGCAGATGAAAATCACGTTCCATTCGGGCGCGATTTGGAACGTGGTAGGGTCGGACAACTTCAACAGCCTTGTGGGCTCGCCGCCGGTCGGGGTCGTGTACTCCGAGTGGTCGCTGGCAAACCCGATGGCGCACGCCTACCTCTCGCCGATCCTGCGAGAGAACAGGGGTTGGGCGCTGTGGATTTACACCGCTCGCGGCTATAACCACGGTTTCAGCACCTATGAAGCCGCGAAGAACAACCCGAACGCCTTTGCCCAACTGCTGACGGTTGAGCAGACGGGCGTGATATCGACCGCCGAATTGCAGGAAGACCGCGCCGAGAAAATGGCGCTGTTCGGGCCTGAAGGTGGCGACGCGCTCTGGCGTCAAGAATGGTTCAACGACTGGAGCGCCGCCAACATGCACGCGGTCATCGGCGCGGCGGTTGAGAGGGCAGAGAAGTCGGGGCGCATCACTGACTTCGACATATCCGACGAGCCGGTCGAGATCAGTTGTGACCTTGGCTTTCGAGACACCACGTCCGTATGGTTCTGGCAGGCAAAGCACGGCGGGTTCGATGTTGTGGACTACGACCAAGGAATCGGCATGGATGCCGACGATTGGATCGACCGACTCCGCGCGAGCCCGTACCGCATCAAGCGCATATGGCTGCCGCACGATGCCCTTGTGAAAACGTTTCAATCCAAGCATTCGGCGATGGAACGATTCCTGTCTGCATTCGGCTCGGATCGAATTGACACCGTACCGATAGGCAAGATCCCGGACCGCATCAACGCAGCGCGGCGCGTGATTGAGCGCGTTCGATTCCACGCGACCAACTGCTCCGAGGGGCTGGATGGCCTGCGGTCGTGGTCGTACAAGTGGGATCAGGAAAAGCGCATCCGCTCACGAGAGCCTGACCACGACTGGGCCAGCCACCCTGGCGACGCCTTCAGCTACGGCGCGCAGGTGCTGGAAGAAGTCATCAAGGCGGCAGTGGTTGTGCCCCTGCCGATACGCGGCGTGACGGTCGGTCAATCGGCCGTGTCACTGGATGAAATGTGGCGAACCGCGCCACGGTCAACAAGACGAATCTGAGGCATATATGGAATTCACAAGCGGGAATCAGTCATCGTGGACGGCCTTAATGCAAAGGGCGGCGCGCAATGTCGTGCCGCTCCCCGGCGTCGCGTTGTTTGGCCCCAGGGTGCCGACGGTCACGCCTGTTGCCGCTGTCGGCGCAGGTTGCAGACTCAATAGCGCCAAATTCGTAACGTATCAGGGCGAGCGGTGGTTTGAAATAAATGCAACGGCGACCGCTGGAGCAGGTAACTATTTTGAATTGCAAATGAACACGGTAACTGCGTTCACTTGTGATTGCTTGTCTTATGAATTTCAGACGGATGACTTGGCGAACCTTTCGAACGCTGTCGCATATCTTGGCACCAGCGGCTATTCAGTGTTTGCAAATGACACTAGGGCGATCGGAACTCCGTCAAATAACGACCCGTTTAGAAGTTATGGGACGATGACATTTACGCATTACAACGCATCTTTTGCAAAGAATGGATTTACAGGAAGCCTGACAGATCAAGCCTGGATCAATGCAAAGGTGCGGATGACTGTTGCGAATGGCACATCTGCTGTTGTGCGGTTCCGCTCAATGACGGCCGGCGCTGTCAGGAACAAAGGGCGGTTGTGCATTTCCATCGATGACGGATATGACAGCGTATACCGCCTTGGGTGGCCTGTATTGACACGGTACGGGTTCCCGTTCTCGATGGGGATTATTGCCGACAAGGTGGGAAAGTCTGGTTATATGACTTTAGATAACCTCGTGGAAATTACCGAGGCCGGCAATGAGTGTGTTGCACATGGTCCGATTGGCGGGTCCGGGAACTTGTTTACAGGTGGCCCGGCGTATCTTAACGACGCCGAGCGTATTGCTGATATGAAATATCACCGGGATTATTTGATTACAAATGGACTGACAACTGATTCCGGCGCTCAATGTTATATCTGGCCGCAAGGCAGATATTCAGACGCTAACGGGTCGGCGTCCACGCTGACGGCAGCACAAGCAGCGGGATTTGTATTGGGCCGCGCTGCCACCGAATATTCCGAATATACTGCTATGGATGCGATGGCTGCAACAAATCAATCGCGGATGATTCTTCCGATTATTGGACACAGTTATGCGGGCGTTGCAAATACTCCTGACGACCTTACCGAAAAGGCAAACATTGAGACCATCGTCGGGCGCATTCAAGCAGTTGCGGAGGCGCGGATGGATGGAATATTGATGCTTCATAAATTTGTAGCGCGTGGCGCTGCGGATAACGCAATCATGATCGAAATGGATCGATTGGTAACTATCTGCGATGAAATAAAATTGCTTGTGTCGAGCGGTACGCTTGATGTGGTTTTGTTGAGCGATATTGCCGCTTAGTTGTGTTTCTGACAATTTCCACGGAGCGCACATGGCGCGAGTAATTGAAGCAGGAAGCCCTGTCAACCTGACAGCATCCGGCGCGGTGTCGGGAAATGCCGGCGCGTTGATCGGGTTCTATGTCGCTTCGACGACATCGGGAACGATCGTGCTGCGCAACGGCGGCAGTGGTGGCACGGCGATCAGCGGAACGATTACGCCAGCTGTCGGCTTCCATGCTTTTCCTTGCACGTTCACGGCGGGCTGTTACGCGACGATCGCGAACACGCTGAACGTGACGTTCTTCTACGCGAATGAGGCCGGTTAATAAGTGGTCAACGCCGATCAGTGGCTGAAAAACATCGCGGCATATGACCGCGACTTTCAGTCGTGGCACCGTCGCGTCGAAAACATCCTCAAGCGGTATCGGGACGACTCGCGCCAAGGCCGGGATGGGTACGAGGAATGCAAGTTCAACATCCTGTGGTCAAACGTGCAGACGCTCTACTCGGCGACGTTTGCGCGCCTGCCCAAGCCTGATGTCTCGCGCCGTTTCCGCGATCAAGACCCGGTTGGGCGCGTTGCTGCGCTGATTCTTGAGCGGGCGCTGGATTACGAAATTCAGCATTACCCGGACTACAAGACGACCATCGGTCAGTGCGTGCATGACCGCTTCCTCGGTGGGCGTGGATCGTCGTGGGTGCGCTATGAGCCGCACATCCGCCAAGTCGAGATGTCGGACGGCGTGAGCCTGACCGAAGACGCTGAAGCCGAGCAGGAACAGGAAACGCAGGAAGAGATCGATTACGAGTGCGCCCCGGTGGATTACGTCCACTGGAAGGACTTCGGGCATTCGGTCGCGCGCACATGGGAAGAAGTTACCGCTGTCTGGCGTCGCGTCTACCTGTCGCGTCGTGCGTGCATCGAGCGTTTCGGCGAAGAGGTGGGGAGTTCTATCCCGCTGGACTCCCGCCCCGACGAAGACAGCAAGATGAAGGGCGAGGCGGACACGGACTCGAAGGCGTGCATCTACGAGATTTGGGACAAGGACACGTCCAAGGCTTACTGGATCAGCAAAAGCCTGTCGAAGGTGCTCGACGAGCGCGACGACCCGCTAGAACTGGAAGGCTTCTTCCCTTGCCCGCGCCCGCTTTACGCGACGATCACGAATGAGTCGCTTGTCCCGCTGCCTGACTTCACGCTGTACCAGGACCAAGCGCGCGAGCTCGACACGTTGTCGGACCGCATCGATGGTCTGGTGCGCTCACTCAAGGTGCGCGGGGTCTACGACAACGCCATCCCGGAACTTGCCAGGCTGTTCAGCGAGGGCGACAACGGCAGCTTAATCGCCGTCAAGAACTGGACCGCGTTCAGCGAGAAGAACGGCCTTTCTGGTGCGATCGACCTCGTCGATCTGAAGCCCATCGCGGAAGCGTTGCGCGAGGCTTACGGTGCGTTCGAACAGGTGAAATCTCAGGTGTACGAGATCACCGGCATCAGCGACATCATCCGGGGCCAGACGCAGGCGAGCGAGACCGCGACAGCGCAGCAGATCAAGGGTCAATACGCATCGCTGCGGTTGCGGAGCTATCAGGAACAGGTCGCACAGTTCGCGACCGACATCCTCCGGTTGAAAGCGCAAGTCATCTGCAAACACTTCGCGCCCGAGACTATCGTCGAGATGAGCGCGGCGCAGCAGCTTGCAGAAGGGGACCAGCAATACATCGGGCAGGCGCTGCAACTTCTACAGGACCGCAAAGCCCTGCGTAACTTCCGCATCGACATCGCTGCGGACTCTCTCGTGCAGATCGACGAACAGGCCGAGAAGGAAGGGCGCGTCGAATTCCTGACCGCTACGGGTGGGTTCCTCAAGCAGGC